GTGGCGCACTTTGCTCATGCCCTCCACAGGCGCTCCGTCGGATGCGCCCTGAAGGCCCGGAATTTCGATCTTGAGGCCGAGCAACTTAATGCCCTGCGCTCTATCTTCAATCCAGTCTCCGCGGCTGTCCAAGTCATCTTGAACGCCACGGAGTAGCTCATACGAAATGCGTTGCAGTTCACCTTGGTCGATGTCATCGACTAAGTTTGAGAACCATTCCCTTGCTCTTTCTGCCTCACTCGGACCGTCAACTGGTCGACCATCGAGTGATACACTGATGGAGCCATCATCGTGCTCAATACGGAGGATGTTGCCATTGTCATCTGTGTCGGGCTTGTCCTCTCCGTCCCCTATTTCAACCATCACGTCTTCGAGACCGCCGAGCCCTTGGGGGTCATCCTGATCTTGGCGGAGGTTGTGATAGCTAGGAGTAACAGGCATGATTAATGTCCCTTTGCGTCAATTAGCAGACGCGAAATCTCTTCAACGAAACGGTCTAAACCCTCGCGCGCGGCCATATTATCATCTTTAGCCTGTATGTGGTAGGTGCGGACATAATCGTTTGGCTCTTTGCCCCATACCGTTACTTTGAACTTTCCGAGACCTTGGCCATGAGCTGGCGGTCTGTCGATCACGTCTACGACTGCGCTTGCAGGTATCATTATTCTTTCCTTGATTATCCGGGATAAAGTGGCTCGTCGCTGGAGTTGATATGCACTCTACTCTGGTCAAGCTCCGCAGTCCATTCCGCGCCGCGGAGTAACATGCCGGTGTCGCGCAGGTGCTTGAGCGCCATTGACGTGGTGTCAACAAGGTCGTCGTGCTTGGACTTTGGGAATACCGAAAGCTGGTTAATTACCATGTCTGCCCAAGTCGTGTCGGGCATATGGATCAAGCCCTCAAAAAATAAGTGCTGAACGCTGTATAAGCGGGCAAGTTTGTCCTGACCCTTTGGGTCGATGAGTTGAACGTAAAAATCCTCGTGCCCATACAGGCGACGAAGTTCTTGTGCCACGCTGTAGCCGGAGGCCTTATTCTCCACGAGGAGCTTCATGACGCCGTAACTGTCCATCGTTTCTTGTATCTTTTCGACCAGCTCGTGCAGTTCTAGGCGTTCTGCCCACGCATACATGAGCATGACGCGTGGCCTCTCCTCGCGGTATTGCCGATCAAGCGCGGTCATTGATCCGTCGAAGGCGGGAACGCGATTGGCCTGCGCCATTCCCTCTCCCCCAGACCATACGCCCCATACTGTCATTGCTGATGGGTCGTTGTTGGTCTTTGTCGTGAAGGCTGTATCAACTGCCGCAATGACATAATCAAAGGGCGGATATGTTGGACGTTCCCACGTTGGAATCCATTCTCGCTTGATAACGCCACCGCCTCGTGGGCTTGGCATCTGCTGGAACTGAGCGGCGGCCGCCCACGGCCCCATAATGATCTCGTCGCGCTCGACCACCTCTTCCGGAAATCTATCCGGAAATAGCAGCTCGCCCTCTTCAGTCCTGTGATCTTCGAGGCCCAACATCGTCGGCTGCGCCCTCGACGGGTCAAAGCGCATTGGCAGGGAGATGTAGTCGTAAGGCAGGTTGCGGTCTAACACCGATCCAATAATGTCGTCTTCTGCCAGCCTCTGTTGAATGATGATGATCGCAGACTTCTTGGGGTTCACGAGACGTGTCGGGATAGCTTCAAAGAACTGCTGATTAGTCGTGTCTTTAATCTGCTGCGAGGCTGCGTCAGAAACTGACAGGATGTCGTCGCATATGATTCGATCTGCGCGAGCGCCGGTTATTGAGTTGATGGCGCAGCACTGGCGAAAGCCCATCGCCGTGTTCTCGAACTTCTGCTTCTGGTTTTGATCTTTCTGTAGGACGACGTGCGGCCACCTGTCGCGATACCAATCTGATTCGATAAGCCGGCGCATCTTGATTCCGTCGCGAATCGCCAGCTCTTGGCTGTGCGAGATACAGATGTAACGCATGTGGGGCTTGTTCATTGGCCCCCACTCAAAGCTCGGCCAGAAGACATTGACGAGGAGAGACTTCATCGAACCCGGAGGGACGGCAATCATGAGACGGTTGTAGAAAGATCCGTCGTCAAACTCTGTTTCATTTGTAATAGCAAGGAGCGATTCTGAGATGAGGTCTATGTGCCAGTTGTGAATATATTCAGACCCGGGCTCGATCGCCCCCCACGCCTGCTTAACAAACTCTGCGAAGCTTTCTTCGCATTCAGCTCTTGTGATGTCGATATAGCCTTGGCGTGCGTCTACACGCTTTCCAAATGCTTCAACTATTACCGGCTTCAGGCTCATCGAATATTGCTTCACTGTCCATTGGTATCATTATATAGCCGTCGTCGAGCATATTTTTAAGATAAAGCATTATTGCTTTCTCTACATCAACCTCAGACTTCGCGGCGGTTAATGCATCGTTGTGTGCCACGATGATTATCTTCAACGCCATTCATGATCTCCTCAATAATATCTCGCTTGCGTTGTGCGACCTTATGCTTCTCGACAATGTATGGCGTGTAAGCATCATACTCTTTAACAATCATTGCGGCGCGCTCGCGCTCCTCGAGCCTTATGCGCTTCTCCAAGAAGTATAGATCATCAATTAATGATTCGATGTGCTTCTCTGTCTGTGTCAATGCGTTGTCCCCTCAGTCCACATTGCCATACCGTGCGACGATGCCGTGTTTACTGTTTCGGTCACGATATTAGAAAAGTTCTCTAACGCGCGTGTCGCGTCGTCTGCTGATGCTAGATCATTGCACAACATGTAAGATACGGTAGACGCCAAAACTTGAAATGCAGCCTCTAAGCTTTGCATCTCATACAACATACCGAGAACTTCAGAAACCGTTTCCGCCACCTCTCTCATTTCCTGATGGGAGAGTTCGACTTCCCTCATTTATCGGCAGTCTTTAAAGCAGTAAGGAATATTGTCTTCAATACGTCTCTCTGCTCAGGCTCAAGCTGATCCGCATCGATCTTGTGCGCCGTCTCCATTTTAATTGCGCCGCCATCAGCGCCAGTTAACTCTGTAACCTGCTTCTCAGTGTAATCATCACGAAAGCGAGACGTCACACTCTTCAACCAAAGTTGCGCATTAAAGTTCTTATTATCCATGTTTCCTTGAGCTTTATTCTCCCACCAATTTTGAGAGTGAACCTTTGCGCGTGCGAGAGCGGTGGAGAAATCTTCGTGGGCCGCGGCCCAATCAAAGATCGAAGCCTTATCTACATCGAACGCGGAAGCCATTTGAGCGATGCTTTTTCCAAGCTTTCCAAGCTCAATAACAATCTCACAATATTCAGGCTGATAAAGAGAAGGACGACCAACTGGCCTTTTTTCTGGCTTTGCTTTTTTATTTGCTGCTGCAATCCTTTCTAGGATCTCAACCATTGGATCTTGTGTTTCTTCAGCCATCTCAATTACAATTCTCTGGTTGAACAAATGTGCAATCGGCAATGTATCTCACCGGGACCGAGCACCCAACAAGGAATGCAAAGCCAAATAGCGCGAGGCTATACATAGCTGCTAAAATTAAGAACCGCATCGTTTCCTGTTTCATGGTTTCAGACCGCAGCATGACATCCCCTTCAATATAGCACACTACGGTCTGAATTTCACTTAATCAAAATCTGCTAGGTCTTCATCTATTGACGAAGTTTGGAACGAAGCCATTGCTGCTTGGCCCAAGGGGGTGTTCGCCAACATCCCCAAAGCGTCCATATAAACAGCCAAAAGAGCCTGCTCCTCAGCACGCTTCTTTGCATCCTGCTTGCGCAGTGCAATGATTTTCTTAATAATATTAGGATGAAAGCCGTCTCCCTTTGCTTTGGAATACACCTCTTTGATGTCCTCGGCAATGACGGCTTTCTCCTCTTCGAGCTTTTCGATTCGCTCGACGACGGACTGTAATTGGTTGTTAGTCATAACGTCCTCTGTGGGAGATTGAGGCTACCTAATAAACGAATCATCAATCTCAATGCTGGAACTGTTGCGGTAGCTGATACAATGTCGCCCATAATTATTTTTAAGTCAACTTCACTATTTTAGTTGACTGGTGCGAAAATCGCACTATACTCCTACTCACTGAACAACACACTTATGGAGATCGACATGACACACTTTACCGCCGCCGAGAAAGCCGCTTCAGCCGACGCTTATGCAGCTCTCAAATACGAGCAGAAAGCAATCAACGACCGCGTTGATGCAGCCAAAGAAGACCTCGTCCTCAAGGCTGGCAATGACAAGGAGCTGGTCGGTGACACCATCATCGTGTCACTCGTTGCCAAGAAAGGCTCCGAGACCTTCAACAAGGAAGCAGCTATTGCCCTCCTCAAAGAACTCGGCGCTACGCCTGCACAGATCGAAGGCCTCAAGGGCGTTGGCAAGCCAACCACTGCAATCACCCTGAAGCCAAAGCTTGCTCTGGCCGTCTAATAACGGGGCTCCGGCCCCTTCCCTTACCTTTATGGAGATTGACATGTATCGCTATAAAACGACCTCCTATTTCGACATGATGGGCCACGACTGGACCGTTACCATTGAATACGACAATGTAACCAAAGGCTGTCCAGCAACATACTGGGAACCAGCAGAACCGCCCGGATACGACATAGGTCGGATTTGGTTATCACGAGATGAATATAAATATAGCGGCCCAGATTGGGAGCTAACTGGAGAGATGTATTGGCTTGTCTCAAATTTAGATAAAATACACAATTCTGTTATTTCAGACATTAACTATGGAGATTGACATGAATATCATCACCCACAAGTGCACCCACACCAATACTTGGTTTGCTTACGACGACAACTATGCCGACGAGTATACGCCCCACGGTGTTGGTGACAGCCGTCAGGAGGCGGTCGAGAACCTCAAAGAGGCAATGGAAATATATTTTGAGAAGCATGACATGTTGGCGGATTGGAACCTTTGGGTATCTGAAATCAACAGAATTGAAAGGTATTGATATGACACGCGCCTACGTCTTTGGCTCACTGGAGCCTTGCTATGAGCACAATCCAAAGCTGTGGAATGTTTTCTGCGCTTTGACAAACCGCCCGCTTGCGCAACCAAACTACAATTGGACGGAGCAGGATGTAATCAACTTCATTATCTCAAGGGCAAGCATCTATGACGCCGGAACATCTAAAGACAATCATGCAGAATCAAAACCTGTCCGTTATGGATTTGGTGACGATAGTGAACGGCTCAAAGAGACAAGTGATAGCGTGGAGGATGGGGGAATCTCCGGTGCCGCAGATACTATCTTTTCTCTTGCAGGCTCTTGAAGCTGGAATGATAACGCAA